AGTACAATTGCAGGCACAGCCAGCGCAATCAATATTCGCGTTTCTGGACGCGAGGTGACCTAATGAAAATTGTTTACGGTAAAGGGTTTGAGATTGACAAGCCCACTTCAATGCTAGACAAGGTGCAAGCCTTGCAGATCGAAGTGTCTAAGTTGCCTCAATACGAACCCGTGACAAAACATTATTTTCACGGCGGTATGTATTGCCGTGAAGTGTTTCGTCATGCCGGAGTTTTAGTAGTGGGCGCAGTCCACAAGAAAGAACATTTTTATCTAATCGTGTCTGGTACGGTGGCGATCACCACAGACGATGGAGTGCAAGAGGTTACTGGGCCTCACTTGTTCTCAAGTAAACCAGGTACTAAACGTGCGGTGTATGCAGTTACTGATGCGCTGTGCATGACTTTCCACGCCATCGAGGCAAAAACTGTTGAGGAAGCTGAAGCCGAATTGGTTGAAGCAGAACCTAATAACATGTATAGTCTCGGTAATCAAATTAAACACCAAACATTAGAGGTGCTGCCATGACATTTTGGGTAGCTGGTGCCGTAGTCGGCAGTGCATTAATTGGGGGTAGCGCCGCTAAAAGCGCCGCATCTACGCAATCTGCCGCCGCAGATCGCGCGGCTGAACTTCAATATCAACAGTTCATGCAAACGCGAGAAGACCAAGCGCCTTACCGCGCTGCTGGTGTTAACGCATTAAGTGAATTACAACGCACCGCCGGCAATGTGCCTGGCGCGTTTAAATTTGGCATGAATGATTATCAAGCTGATCCAGGCTATGCGTTTCGATTATCGGAAGGTCAAAAGGCACTTGATCGCAGCGCTGCGGCTCGTGGTGGTTTGATTTCTGGTGGCGCGTTAAAAGCAGCGCAACGCTACGGTCAAGACATGGGTTCGCAAGAATACCAAAGCGCTTACAACCGTGCATTGACTGGATATAACACTGGCGTGGCTAGTGAAAATCAGTTGTATAACCGTCAAGCAGGCTTGGCAGGCATCGGTCAAACTGCTACTAATTTAGTTGGCCAAGCTGGTCAAAACTATGCAACCAATGCTGGCAATATGATTACTGGCGGCGCGGCGGCTAACGCGGCTGGCCAAGTTGGTATGGCCAACGCTGTTACTGGCGGTTTGGGCACATATTTGAACTACAGCCAAGGCAATGCGTTGACTAATGCGTTGCGTGGCGGCGGCTATGGCCGTAGTAGCTATTTAACTGAACCATATTCAGGTTATAACTCATCTATTGGTTTAGGCCCATAAGGAATAAACATGGCACTTGATCCAAACATTGCTCTCGGCGTTAGAGGTATTGAGATTGCAAACCCTTTGGCGCAATACAGCCAAGTTGCGCAGATTCAAAACGCTCAAAATCAAAACGCGTTGGCGCAATTTCAATTAGGCGCAGCTCAACGCACAGAAAAGTCGCAGAACTTGCTGGCAGACGCATACGCGCAATCAACTGATCCAGCCACAGGTAAAATTGACTACAACAAATTGACAAGTCTTGTAGCGGCTGGTGGTGGCGGAACGCAAATACCCGCCATTCAAAAATCACGCCTTGAATACGAAACCGCACAAACAACGCAACAAAAAGCGCAAACGGAATTGTTGGACGCAAGACTAAAGCAATCGCGAGGGTTTCTTGACACATTAGACCCTAACGATCCTACTGCACCTGCGCGCTATATTGCTTGGCATGAGGCCAATCACAAAGACCCAATCATTGGCCCGGCGTTGGCCGCCCGAGGTGTTTCTGTTGACCAATCGCGTCAAAGCATTGAATCTGCAATTGCAAAAGGCCCAGCGGCTTTTGCAAATTTGCTAAACCAGTCTAAGCTAGGTACGGAAAAGTTCATGGAGTTGAACAAACCTACCACACAAGTTGTTGACCAAAGCGGCCAACGTCAAGTTCTTCAAATACCGGGCCTTGGTGGAACGCCTACGTCTGTGGGAACTTACTCAGATGTTCCATTGCCTGCCAATGTGCAAGCGCAAAAGATACAAATTGCACAAGCATCTAAGCCAGTTCAAAGCGTTACTATGGTGCAAGAAAAAGCAGAGTCTGCTGATTACGGTAAATTCTTGGTTGATCAATTTAAAAACGTAACAAAAGCATCTGACCTTGCGTTGAAATCAATGCCTGCAATTGAAAGCAATCTAAATATCTTAGATAAAGGTTTTGATACTGGTTTTGGTACTGAAACTAAAGCCGCGGGCGCTAAAGTTCTTGGCGCGTTGGGTGTTAAAGACGCGGAAAAATATGCTACAGATTCGCAGTCTTTCTTGTCCAACGCTAATGCTGCAGTGTTGCAAAAACAGCTTGAGCAAAAAGGCCCTCAGACTGAAGCTGATGCACAGCGCATTACAACGACTGGCGCTCAATTGGGCAATACTAAAGACGCAAATAAATTTGTTCTTAACGTGGCTAAAGCGCAACTTCAACGTGATATTGACCAGCGCAATTTTTACGCTGACTGGCGCAAAGCTAACAGAACGCTTGACGGCGCAGAAGATGCTTGGAACGCAGGGCCCGGTAGCAAATCATTGTTTGAGCGCCCAGAGCTTAAAAAATATACTGCTCCAACTAAAGCAAATGTTAATGCTACTCCAACAGCCGCGCGGCCTCCGTTAGATTCTATTTTTGCACCTAGATAACCGGAGACGTGCATGGCTGACCAATTCCGCGATCAAATTAATACTGCTCGTCGCGCTGGTTACAGCGATGACGAACTTATTGGGTATTTAAAAGACAAAGACCCACGAATTAGCACGGCGCTTGAAAGTGGCTATCAGTCTTCTGAAATTCTTCAATACCTTGCGCCCGTACTTTCAAAAGGCGAAGAAGCCGTACGCAAGACCGGCGTGGCTATTCGCGGGCTTAATGAAGCGTTAGCACCTGCGGCAGCAGGCGCAACTGCTGGTTTTATGATGGGCGGCCCAGTAGGCGCAGGTGTTGGTGCTTTGGCTGGCGGATTAGCCGTACCTGCTACCGATGTATTAGTACAAGGTTACAACAAACTTACAGGTAATAATGTTCGATTGCCTTCGCAAGTTATTTCAGAAATGCTTCCAGGCCCCCGTGCTGAAACTCCCGTTGAGCGCGTAGTACAAGGAAGCGCTGGCGCTTTAGGTGGAACTGGCGGCTCTGTATCTGCTGGCCGATCAATCGCAAATATTGGTAAAACAGGCCAAGGTTTACCTTCATCCGTTGCGCCTGGCACATTAGCTATTGGTCAAGAAGCGGCTCGGCTTCCCGTAAGTCAAATGATCACCGCACCTGTTGCTACTGCCGCAGGCCAGACTGTTACTGAATTAACTGACAATCAATTGGCAGGTTTATTAACCGGCGTTGCTACAGGCACTGTGGCAGGCACGCGGCCAACTAAGCGTGGAACTGTACCAACAGCAGCTGAATTGGCTAGTAAATCAAAAGCCAACTATGACGTCCTTGAAAAATCAGGTTTTGAATTAGATAACGCTCAATTTAACGCGCACATGGGTGGCATGGCGGCAAAACTTCGCGCGTCTGCTGGATATGACCCACGCATCATGCCAAATGTTGAAGTAGCACTTAGCAACTTAACATCGGGCAACGCAAAGAATGTTGGTGAATTAGACACGCTTAGGACAATTATTGGCAACGCCGCAAAAAGTGGAAGCGCGCCAGAGCGAAATGCGGCTAAACAATTATTAGATGAGTTTGACACTTATGTAACCAGCGCCCCTCCAAGCGCGGTTGTTGCGGGCGACACTAGCGCAATGAAGGCTTGGAAAGACGCGCGCGCTGATTACGCCAAAATGAAAAAAAGTGAGTTAATCACTGATATCATAGAAAACGCTGAGATTGCCAAAGGTACTAAAGAAGGCAGCATTGCATCTCAATTGATTGCATTAGCAAAGAACGATAAAAAGATGCGTTTCTTTACCGCAGAAGAACAAGATGCAATTCGTGAAGCGGCAAAGGGTGGCAAAATACAATCATTATTAAATGTAGTGGGTAAGTTTTCACCTTCTACGCCCGCCGCTGCCATTTTTACCGCTGTCAACCCATTAGGCGTATATACAGCCGCTGCGGGTATGGCGTCTAAATCATTAGCGGATCAAAGACGTATTCAACAAGCTAACGCACTTGCCAACCGTATGCGGCTTGGTGAAACACCGCCAGTTCTTGAAAGCGTATTAGCAAACCAACCTGTATTTTTCTCACGCGGCGCTCAAAATATGCTCGGCCCCGTGCAACAAAACCAAAACGCGCTTATTCCATCTACCGATGTTGGAACAATAACAGTTCGTTAATTTAATAGGCATGGCACAATAATGGACACTCAAGTTTTATTCAACATCGCGGTCAGCTTGGCTGGCTTCTTGGGTGGCTGGGTGTTGAACAACATCTACCGATCACTTGAGCGTTTAGATTCTGACGTTCGGGCCATGCCTTTTAACTATGTTAGCCGTGACGACTACCGCGCTGACATGCGTGAAGTTAAAGATATGTTAGCCAAGATTTTTGACAAGTTAGATAACAAGGTTGACAAATGAATGCGCTGGTTTTGGTTACTGCTCATATCATTGGTTTTTTGGGCAAATGCCAAAGCACCTTGCATAGTTACAGACTTTTACGGGCTGAGTTGGCTGGGAAACCCCTCAGAGCGTCACCAGAGATTGTCGGAATGGCTCACCACGAATGGTGATAACTGTACGTCTGAACAGTTAGTTGGCATTTGGAACAATTTGGCCGTATGGGCGGGGACTGCGGATAGTGCAGAGTTGAGGGCCAAGATTCTTTTTTACTACGCACGGGCTGTAGATCGGGAAAAGAAATGAAAGTCAGTTTTGATAAATGGTACCCGATAGTCTATCCGCTGGCTTCAACGCAGGCCGAAGTGTTTGTTAAAAGAATAGAAAAGCAAGACGCCGAGCGGGCTTTGCAAGTGCAGATTGACCATACGGTGAAGAAGTTTCACCAGTATGAATATGAAATTTATGAGTACCGGATGCGCCAGGTAACGCTAAACATTCAGATTGCAAATTTAAAACGTGATATTGATCAACTTGTGTAAGGACAAAATGGAAGATTTAAGAGGAAAACTTACATTTGCAGTGACTCTTATGGTCAGCGCGACGCTCTGCATTTGCATCTTAGGTATGGTGGGAGCTTTCATACTTGGCTTGTGGGCTAAAGAAGTTGACAACGCCGAGATTTTTGCTTTGCTTAGCCCAGCTTTTCAAACCATCATCGGTGGATTTATTGGACTGTTAGCTGGCGTAAAACTATCACACGACGAGGTTACAAATGTTCGGACTTGACGCACTCTTAGGCATCGGCGGTAAACTTATTGATAAGCTGATCCCCGACCCAGAACAAAAAGCCAAAGCCCAATTTGAGTTGGCCAAGATGGCGCAAGATGGCGAGTTGGCAAAGATGGCTAACGAGACTGAGCTGTACAAGACTGAGCAAAACAACCTTACACAGCGCGTTCAGGCAGACATGGCATCTGACTCTTGGTTATCCAAGAACATACGCCCCATGACGCTGATCTTCTTGCTGGTGGCCTATTCTGGCTTTGCCATCGCCTCAATCTTTGAATACGAAACCCGTGGTGCATACGTTGAGCTGCTAGGCCAGTGGGGTATGTTGGTCATGTCTTTCTACTTTGGTGGCAGGACGCTTGAAAAAATTACCGATAGGGTAAAAAAGTGAAGTTAACTGAACATTTTTCCCTTGAGGAACTAACCCACACCGACCACCGTGAGTATGATAATACGCCAAATGATGCGGAACTGGAAAACCTCAAACGCCTTGCGGAGTTTCTTGAGAAAGTCAAAGCTGCCTTGGGCGATAAGCCCGTTATGATTAACAGCGCATTTCGGTCTAAGCAGGTCAATGATGCGGTCGGTTCATCTGACAAATCTCAGCACCGCACGGGGTCTGCCGCAGACATCCGTGTGCCTGGCATGACGCCAGACGAAGTGGTCAAAACAATCATTGCTTCGGGTTTACCCTACGATCAAATCATCCGTGAGTTTGACCGCTGGACGCACATTAGTATTGCAGACAAACCACGTAAGCAAGCATTAATCATTGATAAACAAGGCACTAGGCCATTTATTTAAATAAAAGCGTCATAAACTTTGTATAAGGTGTTGAAATGTCAAACATACCGACGCCCGAAGATGCACGTTTCTTTGCGCTATGCGTTAAGAAATGGCAAGAAATCCTTAACCTCGGCGACTGGCGTATCGAGAAAGGATTGAAGCCTGCCAAGCAAGCAATGGCTTCTGTCGAATTCAATGAGAGCGCCCGTTTGGCCACCTACCGCTTAGGTGACTTTGGCGCCGAACAAATAACCCACGAATCCCTTGATTGCACAGCACTGCATGAATTGCTTCATGTAATGCTGCACGATCTTTTGGCTGCAGCTCAAGATCCTAAGTCATCGCAAGATGACATAGACAAGCAAGAGCATAGAGTGATTAATTTACTTGAGCGCTTGCTCTCAAAGGATTCAAATGGTGTCAACTAACGGATTGAATTCTTGCACCGATGAAGAATTTTTGGCGCTGTGGGATCAATATCAATCCACCTCAAAGATTGCCAAAATTTTATGCGTGACTGATCGGGCTGTTGCCTACCGCAGGCGCAGGATGGAAAAAGAGCATGGTGCTTTGCCAGCGGCAGACCACCGAGGCGCCATGTACGATGAGAGACAAAAATCATTTTCCCCGTTACGACAGATTGACCTAGGGATACTGGATGGCACAGTCATCGTGTTCTCTGACGCACACTTTATACCTGGTCAACGCTCTACCGCCTTTAAAGGACTCCTATGGGCCATAGAGACGTTTAAACCAAAAGCCGTAATAGCTAACGGCGACTCATTCGATGGCGCCGCTATTAGCCGCCACGACCCAACCGATCAGCCCGCCACCACAGTTATTCAAGAACTAAAGGCTTGTCAGGGCGCTTTGGGTGAGATTGAAGAAATTGCCAAGGCAGGGCGACACAATGTCAAATTAATTCACACTTGGGGCAACCATGACGCTCGATTTGCTAACCGACTTGCTCAACACGCACCACAGTACAAAGACGTTTTGGGATTTAAGATTACCGACCACATCCCTGATTGGGAGTTCTGTTGGGCTTGCTGGCCTACTTCCAAGGTAATTGTCAAGCACCGATATAAGGGCGGCGTACACGCCACACACAACAACGCCGTCAACGCTGGCGTCAGCGTGGTCACGGGCCACTTACACAGCTTAAAAGTTACGCCTTTCAATGATTACAACGGCACACGCTACGGGGTGGATACGGGGACGTTAGCCGAACCTGATGGCCCTCAGTTTACGTATGCTGAATTGAATCCAAACAATCATAGGTCAGGCTTTGCAGTGCTGACCTTTTTCAATGGTGAATTGCTTTGGCCTGAGTTAGTCCATTCGTTTAGTGAAGGCTGTATTCAGTTCAGGGGCGAAGTGATTGACGTGAGCGCGTTTTAGTCCTTATAAGGGCAATACAGGATAAAACTATATGAGTGCTTGGTTAATTGTTCTCACGGGGGCAATCTACGCATATATTGCGGTGGAACAGTTGCTAAGGGGAAACCCGTATATGGCAGTTGTATACGCTGGGTATGCGTTCAGTAATGTGGGGCTTTACTTCTTAGCGAAGTAAGCCCCATTTAATTATTCCGCAGCTACTTCTTCTTCTTCAGTGTCTTCTTCAAACTCAATCTCAAGTTCGTCAGCATCTTCATATTCCATTGCCCAATCATTTGCTTCTTGGGCTTCAATAAATTCCTGAATGATCTGTAGCTTTTCAAAATCATGTGAGGTAATGGTGACTTTTTCTTCACCAATCCAGCCGATGTTAATTTCCAATGTGTACATAATTTTCTCCTTACGCAACCGATTGTTGCGATCAAATATTAGGCTTGTTTTGTGTCAGTTGTGTTTAATGCCCGATAAGCCTCAAGTGCTGTTTTTAAGTCACACTGGAGGTGCTGAATAATGTCATCTTGTTCTTGCAGTTTGGCGTAAACGTCTTCAGCAAACTTGGCCAAGTTGGCTTGGCTCCATGAACGAAAGTCAGGTTTGTTGGTCATCACTTTTCTTTCGGTAGTATTCCCTTGGGAATTTGGCCTTGGCGTCCAAATGTTGGCGCAACCAAGCGATGCCGCCAAGCTCATTAAAAATCATTATGTGCCGGTCGCATAGGCGAATCTGGCGCCCTTTAAGTGGTTCGGGTGGTTTAGGTCTTGGCATTATGGTTGTGTTGCCTCGTTAAGCAATTCGATTCGTTCGCGCGCAACGCGCAAGGTGTTATAGCGCTGGTGTAAGCGCTGAAGCATGGAGACGCGCTTGGCGTTCTTCCGTTCTTCATTCAGCAGTTTAAGGACTTCTTCCTCTGTCAAACTGCTAAGTTTGTTGTTAAGGCTTCGCCAGGTGTCGTTCAATTTTATTCTCCAATTCTTCAATTGTTGTAAGTACGCGGTTAACTGCGCGCATGGCGGCGTTAACATCGCGATCCCTGATGCGTAGTTCAGCTTTGGCCGCTTTGAGTTTGGCTTTCCACAGATCAAGTCTTTTCATTTCGTTCCCTTAATTGTCTTTCAACAAACCAAGCAAATTCAACCTTGCTTAAATTGTCTGGAAAAGCCTCAATCTCGCCTCTGGTCAGCTCAACCCAAGGTTTTAAAGTTTGCTGGACTTTAGCTTGCGCGGCCATGCCATCCTCATATCCTTGCCCATAAGTTTCGTTGTCAGCGTCAATCAATTGCTTGATAAGCGCCAGACTTTCTTCGCATACTTTGGTCAAACTAGCCAAAGCCATATCTCGTTTGATAATCATTTGTTTTTCCTTTCTCGAATGGCTTTAGCGCAGTCTTTCGCAGTAGGCACATAAAACCATTCATTCCACATAAGGTCGCACAATTTTGCACACGCCTCGCGTTCGATATTTACCGCTGCTTTGATGGCATCGGTTTCCCAATGGTAGGGTTGGCCTTGCACTTGCAATATCTGCTTGCCAAGGTTGCTATGCTTTTCAACATCGTTGAATGCTTCTTCTTCCTCATTTGTCCAGTCAGTCATAGTGGTGCGTCCTCATGGTTGTCAGGGTTAAATTTAGGGACTCGGTTGCCCTTGTCCTTGGGGTTGGGAAACGGTGGGAATGGCCAGCTCATGTTCTAAGTTCTTCCATTGCAATATCAGATATAGCCCGCTTGTCATGCAAGGCCGCCCAAATTTTTTCATCAACTGTTTTGTTAGTCAACATGACATAACACCACACGTCGTGCTTCTGGCCGCTGCGGTGCAACCTGCCTATGGTTTGTTCAAAGAGTTCAAGTGACCAGGGCAGTGACAGGAATACCATGTGGCATCCACCGTGCTGGAGGTTAAGACCGTGGCCTGCCGACTTCGGATGCACGGCCAGCAGGCGTACCTTGCCTTCGTTCCAGCGCTCAATGGCGCGCTCGTCGTCAAGTGTCGTGACCTTAAATCGCCTCTTGAGTTCTGCAAGTTCTTCTTGATATGTGTACGCAATGATTGTGTTGGCATGTTGATTCTCATCTAATAATTCTTCTAGTCGGTCAAACTTATGTGTGCTGTACCACATAGGCGTTTGCTCTCGTATAAATTGACCTGGCACGTCTGAAGGTGTGATACATGTATCGTAAACAAACCCAGACGCCAGTTGTTGCAGTTTGCCGGTAACGACAGCCGCATTTATGGCAGTAATACCATCTAACACAAAGTCTTTTTTGAGAGTGTTGTATGGCTTTAAATCCATTTCGCATTTGAGTTCAACGGTATGCAAAACGGGTAATTTGTCCTTATACTCACCTGCCTCCAAGACAAATGTGGCAGGCCTAATTACGTCCATGACCTTCTGAAGTGACCCCACGCGGGGCGCCCATTCGCCAAAATCTTTGTTGATAAGCACAAAGTATTGCTGCATGAACGCGCCCTTAGACCGGCCAAGCAATGACTGGTCAACAATCTTGCACTGACCAAAGACATCCTCAAGGCCATTGCTAGTAAACGATCCAGTCAAACCCCAGCGCTTGGTCATGGGGTCAACGACTTTTAAGAATGCTTTAAAGCGTGTGCCAGATGGGTTCTTGAGACGCGTCAGCTCGTCAAACACCACGCCATCAAAGTTTAGCTTCTGCTCAGCCAGCCACTGCAAGTTGTCATAGTTGGTCACAACCACTTGGGCGTTTGTCTTGAGGGCGTCTAAACGCTGCTTAGGTGTGCCAACGCACAAAGCCATGCTCAAGCGGTCTGCCCACTTGGGGCGCTCGACTGGCCACACGTCGGTACAAACGCGCTTAGGCGCCAGCACCAGCCAGCGCTTGACGTGGCCGTCGCGGATCATCTCCCACATAGCAGTCAGCGTGATGGCCGTCTTACCGGCACCGACTGGCGCCAAGATCATGGCGCGGTCATTCTCGTAGAGAAAGTCAGCGGCTGTCTCTTGATAGGGACGCAATGAAAGCATCAACTTGTTCCTTAGTCCATAAACACATATAGTTCTGACGCAACAGCATCATGTCAACTTCAAATAATTTTTGTAGTGGCGACAATCTGCCGCCTTTTGTTTTCAATTCCACAAACCATGTCTGACCATCGGGTAAACACGCAATGCGATCTGCTACCCCTTTGCGTCCAGGCGATGTAAACTTCCAAGTCCTGCCGCCGATGCTTTGCACCGCCCAGTCGAAGTAAATTTCAATTTCTTTTTCTCTCATGTTTGAAATCATAACATGTAAAAAAGATTTGCACAACTATTATTTTTGTGCTAAGATCAAATCTCATTAACTACAGGACAGTAAAGTGCAACACTCAAACATCGTCGGCGGCTCTACAGCCAAGCGCGTCATCAACTGCCCAGGCAGTGTGGCGCTAGTGCAAAAGATGCCCCCGAAACCTTCTAGCAAATACGCTGACGAAGGCACGCTCTTACACAACGTCATGGCCGAACTCATCATGGGTGACGAGCCACCTGAGTTTTACTTGGGCACTACTTACGAAGATCAAGTCTTAACGCAAGAGTTGATCGACAACAAGATCAAACCTGCGCTTGAGGCACTTGATGCAATCGACCCACAAAGAATCATGGAAATTGAAGCTGAGACACGCGTTAATTTTGGCGATCTGCTTCCCAATGTATTTGGCTCTACTGACCTCATCGGTCGTCTGGGCAACCGTGCGGTTGTTCTTGATTGGAAGTTCGGAGATGGCGTTATGGTTGAAGTCGAAGAAAACCCGCAACTGATGTTTTACGCCGCCGCTGCCATGCGTACGCCCGAAGCGCAGTGGGCGTTTGACGGCGTGACTGAGATTGAAATGGTCATTGTTCAGCCGCCTGAAGTGCGCCGCTGGAAAACTACGCCAGCGCGCATCGCCAAGTTTGAGATGGAGCTGGTGCAGGCCGTCAAGCAATCTGAGAAACCTGACGCGAAACTTGCAGTGGGCGACCACTGTCGTTGGTGCGCGGCCAAGCCTATCTGCCCCAAGATGACAGGCGCGGCAGATCGGGCGCTTAAACTTCAGATTGAGGCGTTGCCCGCACAGGAAATCAGCACACTCTTGCGTAACGCTGATATGCTGGAAGACTGGATTAAAGACTTACGCGCCCTTGCATTGCAAATGCTTGAATCTGGCGTGAAGCTGACAGAACACAAACTTGTGGCCAAGCGCGCCATTCGTTCATGGCACGATGAGCATAAGGCCAAGGCCGCCTTGCTTGCATCTGGCCTCACAGAATCTGAGGTGTTGGAGACAACCCTAGTCACCCCTGCGAAAGCTGAGAAGGCGCTTAAAAAGCTCAAGATCAGCCTGCCAGATGACTTGGTTGTAGCCATATCTTCAGGTAACACTTTGGCAAGCGTGGATGACCCACGACCCGAAGTGATGCTCTTGGGTAAGCAATTAACCGCTGCCCTTTCTAAACTTCAATAAGGTAAATTATGAACTTAACTACATTCTCCCAGGCAAACTTGCCAGCCGTTTCAACCTTGTCTAGCGCTTTGCGTTCGATCCAAGCCGAAGTCGGCCCAGCCGGTGTTGTCATCCTCAAGATGGACAAGACTGGTCACTGGGTCTTTGGCGCAGATCAAACCGAAGTGGAAGACGATGCTGTATGGGCTGTCAATCCTTTCTCTTTTGTCCACGGCTTTATTGCTTGGGGCGACGGTGAAGTGTTGGGCGAGAAGATGACCAGCGTTAGCAACCCTCTGCCTGAGTTGGATGAGGCACCCCCTCAAGCCAAAAAAGGCTGGGAAACTCAAGTTGGTATGTCGCTGAAATGTATATCAGGCGAAGACAAAGGTATGGAAGCGCGTTTTACAACCACGTCAGTGGGCGGTAAGCGTTCTGTTCAAACCTTGGCCGTGGCTTTGGCCGAGCAAGTCGAGAAAGACCAAACCAAGCCAGTGCCAGTCGTGCGTCTGAAGAAAGACCATTACGCTCACAAATCTTACGGCAAAATCTACACGCCAGTGTTTGAGATTGTTGAATGGATGTCTATGGATGGCGAAGCGCCTGCTGCAATTGAAGCCGCTGAAGAAGCGCCTGCTGCACCTGCACGTCGTCGCCGTAACGCTTAATTGATTAGGGGGCTGTTAAGCCAGCATTCGAGGATGGTGACTCACAGTTTTTTCTGGTTTTCCACTGTGATTTATTGAAGCCCAAATCGAAGCCCCCGCCTTTTATGTTATACATTGATTTTGAAACTCGCAGTACATGCGACTTACGCGCCAAGGGCGTGTACAACTACGCGCAAGACGCAAGCACTGATGTGCTGTGCATGTCTTACGCTTTTGATGACGATGAAGTCACGACGTGGGTGCCTACCCAGCCATTCCCCGAAAGCGTACGCAACTACACTGGCCAGATCAGGGCGCATAACGCCGCATTTGAGCGCTTGATCTTTTGGTACGTGTTACAAATAAATTTTAAGCTGGAGCAGTTTTATTGCACCGCAACACAAGCCCGCGCCAACTGCGCGCCTGGCAGTTTAGAAGACGTTGGCCGTTTTGCTGGCGCGTCTATGAAAAAAGATCACAGGGGCGCGCAATTAATTCGCTTGATGTGCGTGCCGCCGTTTAAAGACTCGCCTGAACTCATGGCCGAGATGATCCAGTATTGCGAGCAAGACGTGCGCGCTATGCGTGCAATCAGCAAAGCCATGCGTGACTTATCTGACGAGGAACTTACAGATTATCACGTCAACGAGCGCATCAATGACCGAGGCGTGTTAGTCGATGTGCCGCTGTGCCAAGCAGCCGTGAAGTTTGCGTCTGACGAGTTAGTCGAAATTGAGCAGATCGTGCAAGAAGTCACCGGCGGTGCAATCGCCAGCGTCAGGTCGCCGCGTATGCGTGAATGGGTGCTTGAGCGCGTAGGTGAGCAAGCCAAGAAGTTGATGGAAAAAGATGGCAAATATTCCATTGACAAAACAGTCCGTGCCAACCTTTTAATGATGGAGAATCCAGATGAAGTCCCAGCCGATGTACAAGAAGTTATCCAATGCGCCGACGACCTCTGGGCGTCCTCTGTGGCAAAGTTCAGCCGACTCAGCGGTTTGGCGGATGAGGAGGATCAACGAGTACGAGGAGCGTTCGTATTTGCTGGCGGCTCAGCAACAGGCCGCGCATCATCCTACGGCGCCCAAGTCCACAACTTCACACGCAAGTGCGCTGACGAACCTGAAGCCGCACGAAATGCTATGGTTAGAGGGCACTCAATCGTGCCTCGGTATGGAAAGCGCGTTACCGATGTACTTAAAGGAATGCTTAGACCAGCGCTCATCCCTGCAACAGGCAAACACTTCGTCGTCGCAGACTGGGCGGCTATCGAAGCCCGCGTTAACCCGTGGCTGTCTGGCCGTGGGGACGACAAACTCGAACTTTTCAGAACGGGCGAGGATGTTTACAAAGTTAACGCGGCCGCAACATTTAATGTTCGCGTGGCAGATGTCACCAAAGATCAAAGACAAATTGGTAAAGTTCAAGAGCTGGCCTGCGGGTTCGCTGGAGGCGTTGGTGCTTTCGCTGCTATGGGCAGGGCTTATGGCATATCTTTGCCAGAACCCGTCGCCAAGCGAATGGTGGACGGTTGGCGTCGTGCTAATACCTGGGCTGTTCCTTATTGGACGTCGCTTGAAGAATCCTACACCAGAGCAATGAGAAACAAAGGCCGCGAATTCAAAGCTGGCCGTATAACATATTTATTCGATGGGCAACACCTATGGTATGCCCTACCTTCTGGCCGCATTTTGTGCTACCCCTATGCCAAATTGGAATCGGACGGCATCAGTTATGCCAAAGCGGCATGGAAGCCTGCACAAGATGCAAAAGAATGGCCGCGTGCAAGGTTGTGGAAAGGGTTGGCGTGTGAAAATGTCACTCAGGCTGTCGCAAACGATTTACTGCGGCATTCCTTGCGCCAACTTGATGACGTCGTGTTACACGTGCATGACGAGATTGTGGTCGAAACTGCTGACCCAAGCGCAGCAGAAAATTTAAAGCGTGTGATGTGTACAGCACCAGCGTGGGCGCAAGGCCTGCCACTCGATGCTGAAGTTGAAACTATGAAAAGGTATGGCAAATGAACTTTCTTGAATTCCTAACGTCCCTTGCACCCGAGGGCGAGACAGCGCTAATCGTGCGCCAAAAACCCCAACTAAAAGACGGCGAGATGCAGTTCCATGCGGATGGCGCAATCAAATGCACATGGCCTGCTATGTTACCCACCGCACGCATCAAAGACGATTGGGCAATCTACGGCAACACGGCCAGCTTTATCATTGACCGCTTCAAAGATGGCCATGTCTCAGCGTCAGCGGCCAACTGCGAATATGTGCTTGTCATGGTGCTTGATGACGTGGGCACTAAGGCCAAGATTCCACCGCTTGAACCGACTTGGAAGATCGAAACATCTGAGGGATCATTTCAATGGGGTTATGTCTTTTCTGAGCAACCAACCAAAGCCGACTTCAGCGCGGCCATCAAAGCGATTGCCGATGCAGGCTACACCGATGCTGGCGCCATTAATGCCGTGCGTAACTTTCGCCTGCCTGGCTCGATCAACCTGAAGCCCGGCCGTGAAAGTTTTGCCGCTAAGTTGGTCGAGTTTGAACCCGCCCGTGAGTTTACTTTGCATGAAATTTGCCAAGCGCTTGACGTGACGCCTGCGCCTGCTGACTCTGTTGGCGTGCGTCCGATCCGTCTGTCAGATGACGGCGCAGATGATGTAATGGCGTGGCTCAGTAGCCAAGGCCTGCTATTGTCTAAGCCTAATCAAGAGGGCTGGGCTGGCGTGATCTGCCCTAACTCTGGTGAGCATAGCGACGGCAACCCCGAAGGCCGCTACATGCCCGCCAACCGCGCCTATTGCTGTTTGCACAGTCACTGCCTTGAGTTTGACTCTGGCGTGTTCTTAAAATGGGTGGCCGAGAATGGTGGCCCTAAACATGCCCCAGGCTTACGTGATGAGCTACTGACTTTTGCTATGGATGCGGCGCTTTCTAAGTTAACCCCTAATGAAGCATACCCTGACGCGGCGGCGGCCATTGTCGCCGAGGTTGAGCGCAAGGAATTAGGGCGCGTTGAAAAGGAAGGCTGGTGGGAGCGTTTTGCATACATTCAAGACGATGACTCATACTTTGACATGCAAGACCGCCGTGAAATTGGCCGTGGTACGTTTAACGCTTTGTTCCGTCACCTTGATTGCAAGTCAATCAATAACGCCAAACGCAAAATTGAGGCGTCCGTGTGCTTCGATGAAAATCGCCAAGCCAAGGGCGCCAAAACTTTGGTGGGCGTAACGTATGCGCCCGGCGAGACTATTCTTTGTGCCCGTGAGGGCTTAGTCTATGGCAACCGGTGGCGTGATGCCCGCCCACCCGTGGCTGCCGGTGTTGATCCTACCCCGTGGCTTGACCATGTTGAGCGCATGATTCCTGACGCTATGGAGCGTGAACACGTTTTGAACGTCATGGCCTTTAAAGTGCAACGTCCTGACAAGAAAATAAACCACGCCGTGTTACATGGTGGCCATCCAGGTTCAGGCAAAGACACCATGTGGGCGCCGTTCTTTTGGGCGGTCGGTGGTGACTCGCTCGCTAACGTCAAAAAGTTAGACAACAAAGACTTGTCAACACCTTGGGGTTATCACCTAGAGTGTGAAGTGCTGATTATCAACGAGCTTCGCCAGCCTGAGGCGTCTGACCGCCGCGCGCTTGAGAATAGTCTCAAACCCGTAATTGCTGCGCCCCCTGAGTTCTTATCTATTCAACGTAAAGGTCTTGCGCCCTATGAGGCCGTGAACCGTTTGCAAGTAGTGGCGTTTTCGAATGAGCGCATGGCGATAACTATTCCATCGAATGACCGCCGGTGGTTCGTCATGTGGTCTGACGCCGCGTGCATGAGTGCTGACGCCGCCGCGAACATGTGGGCATGGTACAAGTCAGGCGGCTTTGCTGCCGTGACCGCTTGGCTTCACGCCCGTGACGTCTCCGCATTTAATGCCGGTGCTATACCGCCCATGACCGAGGCCAAGGCCATTATGGTTGAAACGGGCATGAGTGGTGCTGAATCATTCCTCGTTGAAATGATGCGTAACCGTATAGGCGAGTTCGCCGCCGGTGTAATGGGCGCCCCGTGGCAATCAGTTTGTGACCGTCTAACGGGACAAGCCCCGACGGGTATGAAATTGCCCGTGGCGGCTTTGTTGCACGCGTTCCGTGAAGCGGGCTGGGTTGATATGGGCTTATTAAAATCGCGGGCGCATACGACTAAAAAGCACATCTACGCCGCGCCTGATATGGTCAACCGTGGCAAGTCAGAACTGCGCGACATGGTGCAAGGGGTGCCTGATTCTAAAATTGCATCACTTGTCAGGCTTGTTAAGTAAAAAAAAGCCCGCGTAAAGCGGGCTTATAAGGTTTTGGCAACTGCTACAAGTCCAAAAGAATCGCCAGCAGTGCCGCTATTATAACGGCGATTAATAGAATCATCTCATCATGGCCTCCATTGCACCGCGATTAAGCAAACGGCGCGCCTGCTGCCCTTCGGCCTGCGCCCGTTTGTATTCGTGTTCATTGGCCTTGCCTAATTCGTGTTGATAACCTAATTCGATGTAATAGTGCTCGGTGTACGTCAACGGGCGAAAAGGCGCGAGCGCCTCGGCAATAACTTCGTTCATTTAAGCGCCTCCGTCAAAATACACTGCGCCATATCTACGTCGCCCGCTTTGAGCGCGTCTAACGCTTGAATAATGGCCTGCTTTGCCGTTATCTTGCGCGCCTTAACCGTGGGCACATAGTCGGCGTCTAATTCCTCCAAAACCTCGGGCGTAGTGCCGTCGTATAGCGTAGGCGCGCCGTAATAATTCGCGCAACTGTGGGCGCAGTCAATCATTTTGCGCCGTTCATTCAAGCGGATATAGGCGCGCAAATAATCGCCGGTTGACATTGTGGGCACCCATTGCGGGTAATCGCGCTTCTCATTGACAATTTTAGTTTTGGGCGGCTTGTCCATTGCTGCGCGGTATTGCATAGCGCGCTCGGGTTTGCATTTGACTTTAATGCCGTGGTGTTCAAAGTTAATCATTTTTAGCAGTCCCATTCTTCAAGTGTTAATTTAAAATTACAAAAATCTTTGTGTGTGTCATTGACGTGGGCGCGCACCAGATTGCATACGGCCTCAATCAATTTAATGTCTACGGCGTCGTTTATTGTGAAATTGCCAAAAGGTTCCGCCTCCACGCCTTCGGCGTCGAAAGCATTGCCTCGATGGAATGTAATAACGGTTCTGTCAAACGTGCTCATAATTTTTGAATCCTATAATCTTCAGGGTTGTGATCTAACAAAAAATTGTTGCTTGAGGCGTAGGCCATGTCGTCAAGAAAACCCGCTAATTCTTTAGCGGCTTCGTCGTATGTTTCAAACTGCACCGGCTTCATGCCGTCATGTGTCCATGTGTTATCCCATGCGTTGAGAAAAGTCAGGGTTTGCACTTCGTAAGTCATTTTGTTTGCTTCCTTTTCCAAAGTTCGTAGTTCTGTTTCAAGCACCATTCGTCGCCGGTCTTAGGCGTGTAGCTCTCCCATTTTTTGATGTACGCGGCGCGTTGGGCGTCTGTTTTGGGTTCGTAATAAAACTCAGGCGCGCTTTTGCCAAAATATTTATCGTGCCAAGGGTCGTTCATATTTCCTCCACCGTGGTGTCAGTCCATTCGCCCGTGTGTAGATAGTCGCCCTCGTCGCGTTGCAACATGCCAAGGGCAATATTCTCGGCCTCCACTTGATCTTGGGCTTCTACGGTGTAATTCGCCCAAGTTTCATATTTAAAACTGATCTCATAAGTTTTCATGCTATTTCCTTAATTTCATCTACTTGATTAATAAATTCCTCGGCGTGAACTACTTTGTAGTTTTCGCTTCCCGTGAATTCCTCGAATGCCACGTCCTCGGCGTGGGCTTCGTCCTCGGCTTCTACTTCGAGGAAATAGACTTGATGTTCAATTCGTACATATTGCACTTGATAAGTTTTCATTTCAATAATTCCTATAAATAAGAGTGCCGCCTTTGGTTTGGCCTACATAGGCGCCGTTTTCCTCAAGTGTTGCGATAACTTCGGCGGCGGCCTCGTCTTTGTCCATGCCCTCGGTGTCGATGCCGTATTGATCGCGGATGTTCTCGGGGCTGTCTTCGCTAAAATCGCAACAAATTGAAATGACGTCAAGTTCTATTTCTTCGCCGGTGTCCATCTCGAATGCCTCAAGATAGTCAAATAAAAGCCCGAGGGCTTCATACGAAAATTGATCGGCGCGCCCACATGCGCGGAATTCGTCGCGGAAATTAGAGACAGTGTTTACAGTTTGGTACATAATTTATCCCCTATAAGTTAAAAAAAATGCGAGCATGAGGCCGATAGCTACGGCGGCGAGAATGTCATAAATTGTTTCTTTGTTCATTTCAGTTCCTTGAGTAGTGAATGGGGCGCTCATACAAACCGCGTTCATCACGGTAAACGCTTACAAAGTGACCGTACTTTGTGCCGTCATCAAACGTCAAACTTAGCGTTTGTTCGTATGCGATCGGGCGCAAATCCCACATGTGGGAAATGTCTTCCGCTTCGAGGGCTTCGCTTAAAGTTTTGAATTTGTTTTTCATGCTGTCACCCCTTGAATAGCGGGCGAATCGGTGCAAACACATATGACGCGTTCAAACTTAGGCGCGTTTTCTAACGTATGTACAACCACGTTTTTGCCGGTGTGTGTGTAACTTTCCACGCGCATGGCGCGGCCTTGAACTTGAATGACTTGCCCGATTGTGTATTGAGCCTTAGGAATAAATGCGAATTTCATAATGTTTGCCTTTACTTGAGGTTAGGTTTTACCGTTGCATTGTTTGCGCCGGTGTTTGAATTATAGCATAACGTATATACACTACAACAACTATTTTCTAAGTAGTTTCCCTAAGTTGTGGGTTGTTGTGTTCCGGCGTGGGTAGTGAAAACGGGCGCGAATGACCTACGCTCAAAGCCCCGTAACATATAGAAAAAATCCGTTTGTGTGTTGTTGTGGGTAGTGTTTTCTTATAACTCAAAAAAATTATATGTGTGTAAGGTTGGTGTAAGTACGCCGTTTGGGCAGCGCTTGAAAAGTGCCTTCACAACCACCCACACGACCCACAAACTTACATCAAACTGACAACGTAAAATGTGTGTGTGTTGTTGTGTGTTATGTAAAAACCATGACCCACAATGACCCACAAAACATAAAGCCACGCAAACCATGCAGCAAAATGACCTAGTGCAACATGGCCACGCAAACCATGACCCACAATGACCCACAGGGTAAACCCTAATAGGATTCGGCTTGAGGGGAGGGGGTAAGGCCGACGGCAAAGGGCCAACAAAAACGGATGGGTCACGAACAATTTTTTTTATTGCACACAACTTACCGCCCCAAGTTTTTAATTTTTTATTTTTTGTTGTAAACTCACAGCCACGTGCAAACTGCATGGAGAACACATGTTCCATTCGATTCCATTTACACCGCGCAAGGTCGAAGCAACAGAGTCGCGCTTGAAAGCGGTATACGACGCCGCAAGGCTAGGCCTCAAAGGCGACGCGCTTGCGTTGGCCGCAGGCATGTTGCCTACCGAATACCGGCAACTTACGCAACTAGACCCCGTGGTTGAGATCGCCGCGCAAAAAGGCAAAGCCGACGGCGAGATCGAGCTGTCCAAAGTAATGCACCAAGCCGCCCTCAATGGCGACGCTAAGGCGGCGTTAGAAATCCTCAAACATCAACACGGCTGGGTGGCCAAGCAGGCCATATCTGTCGAAGTCGATCAGCGTATCTCAATCACTGGCGCGCTAGCCGAAGCGCAAAAAAGAACGCTAGAAATCATAGACGTTACCCCTACTGAGGTTTTAGAATACAGTCCAGAACCTTCGAGGACTTATAATGGCCGAACCGACTAACGCTCTTGCCCCGCAAATGACTGGCGTCAATCGCCTAATAGATTGGGCCGCACAAAAAGTGCGACCCGATTTGTTTCCCACGTCTGCACGGACGTTTCTTGAAACTGTGCAAGGCAAGCGCGATCCGATCACGGAATCTAATTTTTCGCCTGCTGAGCTAGATATATTGCGCCAGTTAATTGAGTCAACCGGCGGGCGCGGTCATGTGCAGTACGACGACTACACTAACTTTATGAGACAACGCCAGCAAGAAAAAGGAATTATTCCCGCGTCGATAGCGCCAAATATTCTTTCTATGTTAGATCCTATTGGTAATGTGCAAACTACGCTAGGTAGATTTACTTATGCGCGCGACCCCGAAGGCAATTTAATTGTTAATGACAACTATGACTTCAACCCTATACGGTCTATGTCAGGCGCATACGGCGCGCTACGCAACTACGCTACTGAAAAAATACCCCCCGGCGCAGGTAGGCCAGTTAATGTTAATTTAGGGAAGTAATGCAATCGACCATATACAGCGCTGAAGACGAACAGGAATTGATGGCGCGCTTGTGGGCGCCAGCGATTAAGGACAACCCGTTGGCGTTTGTAATGTTCGCGTTTCCTTGGGGGCAACCTGGCACACCGCTGGAACATTTCAAAGGCCCACGCAAATGGCAGCGCGAGGTCTTGCAAAGCGTCGGCGACCACATCAAACAGAACCAAGGCAAAGTTGACTTTGATACCCTGCGACACGCCGTGTCATCTGGCCGTGGTATTGGCAAATCAGCGTTGGTCAGTTGGATCACGATCTGGATGTTGACCACACGCATCGGCTCAACGACTATCATCTCGGCTAACAGTGAAAGTCAGCTCCGGTCAGTCACATGGGCCGAGATAACCAAGTGGATAGCGATGTCGCTTAACAGCCACTGGTTTGAAGTGTCGGCAACCAGGCTGATGCCCGCCAAGTGGCTGACTGAGCTAGTTGAACGCGACTTGAAAAAAGGCACACGTTACTGGGGCGTGGAAGGCAGACTTTGGTCAGCAGAGAATCCTGACGCGTACGCTGGCGTACACAACTACGACGGTGTGTTGGTGGTGTTTGACGAAGCGTCTGGTATTGACGACAGCATCTGGGCGGTGACTTCTGGCTTCTTTACTGAGAACACGCCTAACCGATTCTGGATGGCGTTCTCTAACCCACGGCGTAACACTGGGTACTTCTACGAAGCGTTTAATTCAAAGCGTGAGTTCTGGACTACAAAAGTAGTAGACGCCCGCACGGTCGAGGGAACAGACAAGCAGGTCTATCAGCAGATCATCGACGAATACGGCGCTGATTCATCACAAGCGCACGTCGAGGTGTACGGCCAGTTTCCGTCTGAAGGCGACGATCAGTTTATATCGGCTAATCTTGTGGATGACGCAATGAAGCGACCCAAGTACAAAGATGAGACAGCGCCAATCATCATCGGCGTAGACCCAGCTAGGTTTGGTGCAGATGCAACAGTTATTGCCGTGCGGCAAGGGCGGGATATTATTGCGATTCAGCGCCATCGGGGCGACGACACTATGACTGTGGTTGGTCATGTGATCGAGGCGATTGAAGAATACAAGCCCGCGCTGGTTGTAATTGACGAAGGCGGATTGGGCGCAGGCATTGTGGATCGGCTCAAGGAGCAGCGCTACAAAGTCAAGGGCATCAACTTTGGTAATAAGTCGGTCAACCCTATCATGTACGGCAACAAAAGAGCTGAAATGTGGGGCAAGATGAAAGATTGGCTCAAGACGGCATCAATACCGCTTGACAGATTTCTTAAAACTGATCTAATTTCACCTATGATGAAACCCGACTCTAAGGGTACAATATTTTTAGAGTCGAAAAAAGACATGAAAGCACGGGGCTTGGCATCACCTGACGCGGCTGACGCGATCTGCGTGACCTTTGCATTTCCCGTGGCCTACCGTGAGGCGCGTGAATCCACGCAGCGCCGCACGTACAGTGACCGAAGCGTGGTGACAACTTCTTGGATGGGTAGTTAAAATGCAAAAGCCCGGACTTTATGCCAATATTCACGCTAAACAGGCTCGTATAAAAGCCGGTTCCGGCGAAAAAATGAACAAAGTTGGTAGCAAAAACGCACCTACTGCCAAAGACTTCAAAGATTCAGCTAAAACTGCAAAGAAGAAATAACATGCCACTCGTTAAATCTAAATCACCCCAAGCATTTCGCAAAAACGTGGCCGCTGAGGTAAAATCTGGCAAACCCGTCAAGCAAGCAGTAGCGATTGCGTATTCAGTAAAGCGCGAAGCTGCTAAACCTGCAAAGAAAAAATAATGGCTGATCCAACCGGAATGGTCGCAGTAGCCAATGTGGCTGCTGGCGGCAAACCACCTAAGTCTGACTCAGACATTTTGACAACCGCCCGTGCACGGTTGGACATGGCCGTTTCTGCGTTGGCTGAAAGCCGCGAAGATGAGATTGACGATCTGCGCTTTTATGCTGGTTCACCTGACAATCACTGGCAGTGGCCTGCTGACGTTCTTGCCACTCGCGGCGCGGTGCAAGGTCAGACCATCAACGCACGCCCGACACTGACGATTAACAAACTGCCGCAGCACGTTCGTCAAGTGACGAATGACATGCGTCAGAATCGCCCAGGTGCTAAAGTCATTCCAGTTGATGATAACGCTGACGTGGAAGTGGCCGACATTTTCAACGGCATGATTCGCCACATTGAGTACATCTCTGACGCTGACGTGGCATACGACACGGCCTGCGAGAATCAAGTGTCCTACGGCGAAGGCTACATCACCCTGATGACTGAGTATTGTGACGAGAACACATTCGATCAGGACATCAAGATTGGCCGTATTCGCAACAGCTTCTCGGTCTACATGGATCCTCTGATCCAAGACCCGACTGGTGCAGACGCCAAGTATTGCTTTATCACCGAAGACCTAACCAAAGCAGAATACGAGCGCCAGTATCCTGATGCAGCTCCTATCTCTACCTTGCAGTCCCTTGGTGTGGGCGATCAGTCTATCAGCAACTGGCTGAACGAAGACACAGTGCGTATCGCGGGTTACTACTACATTGAATACGACAAGACAACGCTGAATTTGTACCCAGGCAATCAAACAGCCTTTGAAGGCACGCCTGAAGACAAGATGTTGAAAGACATGTTTGGCAAACCAGTCAACAAACGTGTAGCCGAGCGCCCACGGGTCAAGTATTGCAAGATCAACGGCTACGAAATTCTTGAATCAAAAGAGTGGGCGGGCAAATGGATCCCTGTGATCCGTGTTGTTGGTAACGAATTTGAAGTCGATGGCCGGTTGTACGTGTCTGGCTTGGTGCGAAACGCCAAGGATGCCCAGCGCATGTACAACTATTGGGTTTCACAAGAAGCCGAGATGCTGGCCTTGGCGCCAAAAGCGCCATTTATTGGCTACGGTGGCCAGTTTGAGGGCTACGAAGACAAATGGAAAACTGCTAACACAAACAACTGGCCATATCTTGAGGTCAATCCTGACGTTACAGAC